CAACGTATGTTATAGCTGGAAATGGTTCTTCCGTTATTAGAACTATAGGGGTAAAATCTTCTGATAGAACTCTTTCTGATCTAAAAACTATTGATAAAAATAATGTTGCTGCAAGTGCACATAAGTGGCTTACAGGTTTTGCGTGGCTTATTGAACGTAAAGTTACTGCTAATACAGCAATTCCAAGTGCTGTTATTACCTATATGGCGGCAATTCGCCAAGATTGTGATGACATTCAAAGTGCTATAGATGGAGCAGCAAATGTAGATGCTCTTGCAGGATTAGATACAGAATCATGGACTTCTGATTCTACAGTAGCAAGTTACAGAAGATAGTTTAATTAATAAAGGCATGATACAATGACTGAGAAGACTGCAATGGATATGGCCCTTAAAGCTTTAAAAAAAATAGAGGAGCATGAAAAAGAATGTGGTCTAAGATGGGCAGAAGCAACAACTGAATTAAAGAGCATAAGAAAAGATGCTAATCGTAATACTCAAAGATGGGAAAGACTAGCATGGCTAGTTTGTGGAACATTAATAACAGCAATTTTTGCTGCATGGATTAAGGGGAACTTCTAATGTCATCAACATATACAACAAGTCTTCGTTTAGAAAAACAAGGGGATGGAGAAAACCCTAACACATGGGGTCAGAAACTTAATGCCAGTGTTATTGCGTTAGTAGATTCAGCAGTTGCTGGTTATATTGCTGTTGCTGTAAGTAGTGTAGATGTTACTCTAACAACTTCTAATGGGGGAGCTGATCAAGCTCGTAGTAAAACACTAGAGATAACAGGAACTTTAACTGCTAATGTTGCTGTAATTATTCCTCAACTTGAAAAAGATTATATTGTTTATAATAATACTTCTGGCTCTTATACAGTTACTATTAAGACAGTAGCACAAGCTGGAGTAGCAGTGGCACAAGGAGGTATTGTAACTGTTATTTGTGATGGTGCTTCTGGAAATGTTTATGCATCTAATGCCACAGGTCTAGGAGCAGGTAATTTATTTGCAGTAAGTGCATCAGATATTGGTCTTGATTTAATTACACAATCTACCACAGCAACAACCAGAGATCAAATAGGAATGAATGGTGCATATGTTAGTACCACAGCTATAGTTAATAATGCTGTCATATCTACTAAGATAACAACTACAGGGAGTACAGCGATAGGTAATGCAATAGGACAAAGATTAGTATCCACAGCAGCACCAACAAGTGCAACTGATCCGGGTTCTCTAGGTACATTGTATACAGGAGATCTTTGGTATAAAACTACTGCCTTCTCATAATGTCAGAATCAACTTATATTCTTGAAGGTGGTGTTTGGAAGCTAGTTGCTGATGGCTACATATATGAAAGTGGTGCATGGAAAAAGATATCCGGAATGTATTATTGGAATGGTAGTGCATGGGTTTCTTCTTTTAGTACAGGATTTACATTAGCTAAAACTTTTTCTACAGGTTCAACTAATAATTATGATATAGCAACAGAGGCTACTGCTGCAGGTTGGGATGGAGTAGCTATTATTAATGCTACTTTAGTTATTCCTAGTGGAGCATACATAGGTAGTACATCTACTGGTACATATTCTTTAGAAACTACAGGTATACCAACAGGATCAACAGTTAATTTGACTATTGATGCTGGAGGTTTCTTAGTAGGTAGAGGTGGCACTGGTGGAATAGGTGCTGGACAAACTGTTACAGCTGCAACAACAGGTGCTGTAGGTGGTCCTGCTCTTAATGTAATTACTGCTATTGACTTTAACCTTACCAACAACGGCACCATCGGAGGTGGTGGTGGTGGCGGTGGTGGAGGTAATGGTGGTGATGATTGGTCCGTAGGTGCAGGATTTCAAGGTGGTCCCGGAGGAGGTGGTGCAGGTTTTGGAACAGGGGGTACATATACTAATAATGCCAATGCATCTCATATGTGGTCAGATCCCGGAGGAACTGGTACCCATAATTCAGGTGGTGCAGGTGTAGGATCTGCAGTAAAACCCGGTGATGCTAATAATGGTTCTTATGGAGGTACAGGTGGACTAGGTGGTAATTTAGGAAGTAATGGAAATAGTGGATTAAATAATGGAAGTGGGTATTATGCTACTTATAGTAGTGGTTCTCCCGGAGGAGCAGCTGGTGTAGCTATTAATGGATGGTCAACTATTACTGCTTTAACAGAAGGTGTAATTCATGGAGCAAAGAATAACTAATGGCATATGATTCAGTCACAGCAAGGTTAGATTTTAAACCGGGATTCCATAGAGAGTCCACACGTTATGCCGAAGAAGGTTCATGGTATGATGGTAATCGTGTAAGATTCAGAGAAGGTAGACCTGAGAATATGCGTGGTTATAATAAAAGAGTTACCACAGCTTTTGATGGTCAAGCAGCAGATATACTTACATGGTCTGATAATGATACCACAAGACATATTATATTTGGTACAGAACAAAAAGTATATTCTTATGATGGTGATACAAATATTGATGTGACTCCTATTGTTAGTACAGTTGCTTTAGTATCTGTAATGAATTATGTATCTGGTGAAGTAACAGTAGGAGTATCTTCTACTACTCATAATTTAAATACTGGTGATTGGATTACTTTCATTAGTGCCACAGTTACAGCAGGAATAGACTTAACAGATCAAGTATGTCTTATTTCTGTAGTAAGTGTTGATGCATATGAATTTGTTAATTCTACTCCCTCAACAGCAACTTTGACTGCAGCTGGTAGTGCAACAGTAGGATACCTTTTACCTACTGGTAATGCTAATGCTATACAAGGACTGGGATATGGAGCTGGTGTATATAATGCAGGAGTTTCTACAACAGGAATGAGAGCATGGGATGAAGCTGCTACCACTTCTAATATAACTTTCCCTGCAACTAATTGGTCCTTTGATACATGGGGTGAAGATGTAGTAATGGCACGTAGAGGGGGACAAATTTATTATTATGATACTGATGCAGCTGTTATACCTCAAAGAGCAGTATTGGTTACTGCAGCTCCCAGTGTTAATAATGTAATATTAGTTTCTCCTAATGACAGACATCTTATATCTTTTGGTTCTATTGAATATCTAGGTACTTACAATCCTTTATTGGTTCGTTGGAGTGATCAAGAAGATTATAATGAATGGACTCCATCTATCACAACAACTGCTGGTGAAACTGTATTGACAGATGGTTCACAAATCATTGGAGCTGTTCGTTCCAGAAATCTTATTGGTGTCTTCACAGACAATGCTCTGTATGGTATGCAATTTGTTGGTCCACCTTTTATATTTAACTTCAGACAGTTAGGTACAGCATGTGGATTAGTATCACAACATGGAGCTGTTAATGTTGATGGTCGTATGGTATGGATGGGTGAGAATAATTTCTTTATCTTTGATGGACAAATAAGAAATCTTGATTGTACAGTAAGAAGATATATTTATGATGATATTAATACCACACAACAATCTAAAATCTTTGCAGGAATTAATTCTGAGTTCAAAGAAGTAGTATGGTTATATCCTTCCAGTAACTCTGATGAACCTGATAGATATGTAATGTGGAACTATGGTGAGAATACATGGGTATATGGAGAATCTTTATGGACAACTTATGCTGATAGAGTTGTATATGATAATACAATAACTACAAGTAATACTTCTTATCTATATAATAATGAACCAGAAGATTATTATAGTGCTGATGGAGCAGCCATTACTTCTTATCTAGAGTCTGCTGACTTTGATATAAAGGATGGTCATGACTTAATGTTTATTGATAGAGTGATACCAGATTTTGATATTAATGATGGGAACATACAGTTCAGTATTTTTACTAAACAATTTCCTGCAGCAGATCTTGTAGAAAGAGGTCCATTTAATATTAATTCTGGAACACAACAAATTCAATTAAGAGCTAGAGGAAGACAAGCCAGAGTAAAAGTTTCTAGTTATAATGATAATACTTACTGGAGGTACGGAGCAGTACGTCTGGACATTAAACCGGATGGACAACAATAATGGCAAGATATCCTGACATGCCTACTCTTTATAATTTAAGTAATAAAGAAATGAATGATACTTATAATGAATTAAAATCTTGGAGTGGATCTTTAATTAATGAATTA